CAACTCCATTAAATAATCCAGCAGCTTTAATTGCACCATTAAGTGGATTTGTAGGAAAAGAAGAAGATAAAGAAAAAGCACCAGGAATGAAAATGGGTGGTTTATCTGGAGGAAAAAGATACGGAGCTCCTCCTAAAAAAGGTCCAATGTCACAAGGCATGAAAGACGGTGGAATGACTTACAACGATAAAATGGGAATTGACGGCGGAACTTCAAAAGGTCAATATGATGTTCAAGTAAAGAAAAAGGTTTTTAAAGGCATATTCTAATGTTACAAATGTTAGGAGCAGTTGCACCTCTTGCAAAAATTTTATTTAATACCATTGAAAAATCTGTTCCTGATAAAGATCTTCAAGAAAAATTAAAATCACAATTACAGACACAATTACTTCAATCTAATACTGCAGAATTACAAGCAGCAGCAAAAATTGTTGAAGCAGAAGCTAAAGCTGGTTGGTTCTCAGCAAGTTGGCGTCCATTATTAATGTATGTATTAATATTTATTCTTGTATGGAATTATGTGTTAGGACCAGTAATATTATTCTTTTTTAAAGCTTCTATAACAATACAATTACCAGGAGATGTGTGGACCCTTTTGCAGATTGGGCTCGGGGGGTATGTCGTAGGGCGCAGCGCGGAATCAGTTGCACGAACGATGGCTAATAAACCACAACCAAAAGAACAGGAGAACGGATAATGATAGAAAGATTAAAAGATTTAATTGCGAATAATTTTATCGCTAAAAAAATTCAAGAAAAAAATAATATTCTATTAAGAAGTCGTAAAGAAGTAGAAATAAATGGTAATGGAACTTCTGGATACACATTAAAAGAAGGCGAACATAAGGGTACTGTTTTAGGCCATATTATTAGAGAAAAAAAAGTTATTGAATAGTGAAATATTTGATTATTTTATTATTGCTTTATTCTTGCAATAAAGTAGATTCTGAACAAATTAATATTCCAACAGTTAAAATAGAAAAAAAATTTTAAATGATTCGTGGAGACAGCCAAGATTACAATTTATTAGATAATTGGATAAGAAGTTTAAAATTAAAATCTGATAACGTTTTAACTTGTGAAATAGGAGTTCGTGAGGGACTTGGTTCTAAAATTATAATGGACGGCATGAGACCAAACCGTCTCAAAAACTATACTCACATTGGAGTAGATCCTTATGGAAATTTAAACTACCAGCATTACGATAATTCTCCTTCATATACTGCTGATTACACGAATGAAATGCGATTACAATTAGAAAAAGATTTATCTGATTACAAAGAATTTAAATTATATCATATGACAGATAGAGAATTTATGCGACGCTATCCAGAATATAATCCGTTTATATTTGTTCATTTTGACGGTCCTCACATGACAAAAGACGTGTTGAATGAGGCTGTATTTTTTGCTGAACGTAGTATTATTAATTCAAGATTTGTTTTTGACGATTACCAAAAATTTGATATGGATGCAGTATCTAAATGTTTAAAATATTATGATTTTGAAACATTAGATAAAGGTGAAAATAAAATATGCCTAGAAAGAAAAAAATAATAATTAACGATTATATGCAACATTGGATAGAATCTACCGAAACTGGTCATATAATTAAAATAGTTGACGGAAAGGACAATACTTGGAATATAGTGTGTAATTGGAAGAAATATAGAAGAAAAGGTAGATTTACTAAGCTTTAATATGGATTATGATACTTTAAGATTTATTCAAAAAAGAATAAAAGAGAAGAGATTACTATTGTGTGATAAAATTATCATAGGTGTTGACAATTTTACCACATATCAATATATAATAGGGCAAATCAGATCACTCGATGATCTGCTACAAGACCTAACGGACTTGTTAAAAAAACAGGAGCTAAATGACGACGACAACGCCTCAGGCGCCCGAGACTGATTCGAAAGAAAACGGTCTCCTAAATGCATATAAGACCAAAGAAGAGATAGAAAAACTCTATCTTGATTCATCATCTCTTGATGAAAAAATAATTGAAAAATTACCTACACCTACAGGTTGGAGAATACTTGTTCTTCCATACTCTGGTCCACAAAAAACTAAAGGTGGGATAATTTATTCTGATGTAACACAATCAACGATTCAACAAACCACTGTTGTAGGTTTGGTTTTAAAAATGGGACCTCTTTGTTATAGAGACAGAGAAAAGTTTCCATTAGGTTCGTGGTGCAAAGAAAATCAATGGATTATTTTTGGTAGATATGCAGGCAGCCGTTTTAAAATAGATGGCGGAGAAGTCCGAATTTTAAACGATGATGAAATCATCGCAACAATCAATAATCCAGAGGATATATTGCATACATACTGAGGATAAAAAGGAGCTAAAATGTCAGAAAATGAAATAATAAAACCAAGTCAAAAAACTGTTGAGTTAGATACCGACGGTTATGAAGATAAAGATGTCGTTGTCCAAGAAAGTAAAAAAGAAAGTGGACAAGTTAAAATAATTAACGAAGAAGTTATTCCTGAGGGTACAGTTGTTAATCAACACAAGGACGACAAAGTTGAAATACAAGTACAAGAGGAAACTGAAAAAACAAATACTTCAGAGTCAAATGATTCTAAGCCTCAATCAAAATCAGATGATCTTGCATCATATTCAAAGGATGTAAGATTTAGAATTAATGAACTTACAGGTAAAATGCGAGAAGCTCAAAGACGAGAAAGAGCTGCATTACAATATGCCAAAGGTTTACAAAAACAAGTTGAGGAAGTTAAAGTAAGATTTCCAAAAATAGAAGAAAGTTATCTAAAAGAATTTGAAGCTAGAGTAGAATCTGATCAAGTTCAAGCAACAAGAGAACTTCAATCAGCAATTGAATCTCAAGATGCTGTAGCAATTTCAAAAGCTAATCAAAGATTAGTTCAAGTTTCTATAGAAAAAGAAAGACTTTCAAATACAAAATATATGAGAGAGCAAGAAGCTGAGAAAGCTAAAACTGCTCCTAAACAACAATTTAATGAAGAACAAATCTATGCAAACATGCCTAAAACTAGCGAAAAAGCTAAGAAATGGGCTGAGAAAAATGATTGGTTCTTGAATGACGATATCATGACAGATGCTGCACTTAAAATTGATGTGAAGATAAAAAGTGAGGGTATTGAAGTAGATAGTAATGAGTATTATACTGAATTAGATAAACGATTGAGAGATTATTTCCCTCAAAAGTTTGCTAACTCTCAACTAGAAATAGATGAGAATAAACAGGAGCCACGTAAAGTCGTTCAGAACGTTGCAACTGCTAATAGAAATCAAACTGGACGCAGGACTGTGAGACTCACCAAATCACAGTTGGCTATTTCTAAAAAATTAGGGGTGCCACCTGAAGAATACGCGAAATATGTGAAAAACTAAAAGGAGCTAAAATGAAAAAAGAAGAAAATAAAAGGGTTTCGCGCGAGTCTGAACAAAGATCAAAAGATCTTAGAAAAAAAGTTTGGACTCCACCATCAAGTCTAGATGCGCCTCCGCCACCAACAGGATTTCATCATCGTTGGATTAGAGCAGAGACAATGGGTTTTCAAGATACTGCAAACGTATCTAAAAAACTTAGAGAAGGATATGAATTAGTACGAGTTGAGGAATTAAAGTCTCAAATCGGAGAAAATGATTATCCAGTTATCTCTGAAGGAAAACACGCAGGCGTAGTTGGGGTTGGTGGCCTATTGTTGGCTAGGATACCGGAAGAAATCGTGGAATCGCGCAAAAATTACTTTAAAAGTAAAACGAAGCAACAAATGGACGCGGTTGACCGAGATGTTTTGAAGGAACAACGACCTGAGATGCCTATCAATATTGATAGACAATCTCGTGTGACATTCGGTGGAGGATCTAAAAAATAATTTTTTAGAAAAAGACCATCGGGTTATTAAATAAACTTAAAATAGGAATAAAAAACTATGGCAAACTCACAAAAACCAATGGGCTTAAACCCTGTAAGGTTACTTGGTGGAACGCCGTTTAATAACTCTCAAAACAGATATAGAATCTTGAAAAATTACAACACAGCAATTTTTCAAGGTGATCTAGTAGCAACAAGCACTAATGGTACAATCGTTAGAGCCGCTGCTGGAACAAACCCTGTTGTTGGAGTATTTAACGGAGTGTTTTACACTGACCCTACAACACAGAAGCCTACGTTCAAGAACTATTACCCTGGTACAATAAGTGCTAATAACATTATTGCCAATGTAATAGATGACCCAAATGTAGTTTACTCAATCGCAGCTGACGAATCTTTCGCCAATGCAGATTTATTTGCAAACTACAGTATTGTGGCAACAGCGGGCAGCACAGCCTCAGGAGTATCAAAAGAAGCATTAGATGTTTCAACAGGAGACAGCTCATCTACTTTTGTACTTAAAGCAATTGATATATCTCAGGATCCAGATAATTCTGACCAGAGTGTATCAAATGTTGGCGTGCTAGTAATAATCAACGCGCACGAGTACCGATCAGGTACTGTGGGCAAGTCTAATTAAGGAGTTATAAACTATGGCTATATCACGCGCACAGCTAGTTAAAGAACTAGAGCCAGGTTTGAACGCTTTGTTCGGCTTGGAATATGCACGATACGAAAATCAACATACTGAAATTTTTGCAACTGAAACTTCAGACAGAGCTTTCGAAGAGGAAGTAATGTTATCAGGTTTTGGTTCAGCTCCAGTTAAAAACGAAGGTGCTGCAGTAGAATTCGATGATGCGGTAGAAAGCTTTACAGCTAGATACACACACGAAACTATTGCTCTTGCTTTCGCGATAACTGAAGAAGCA